AAAGAAGATACGTCTTTTACGCTGAATACAGTAGACCGCCACGCAGTCGCTTATAGAGAGCTGCAATATGACAGTTACATAGAGGATGATGTGAGCGGAACGCTTAAAAAATCAGGTGGAGCGTTGGGAGGAGGTTCAGAAACGGTGGTTTGCGAAGAAAGAGAACAGCCGGACTGGATCGTCCGCCGATTGATTCCGCTGGAATGCAGTCGATTGCAAGGGTTCCCGGATGGATGGGCGGAAATTGAATCGCTGAAAAATCCGAAAGAGTTCAACTTCTGGCGGGAAGTCTATGCCAGAAGTTGCGAAATCAAAAAGACAAAACCAAAACAGACCATCCTTCGCGCGGACGGCGCAAAGAGTGATGAAGCGTTGATGCGGTGGCACGATGGGCTGCACAGTTTGGCGGCAGAATATGCGATGTGGGGAAATGGCATGGCGTTGCCGAATGCCATTTTCTTTGTCCAGAACGCATTCCGCGAGCTTGGAAAGCCGCCGCATGAGGTGAAGCTGGGAAGCCTGTTTGACGGAAGCGGAACAATGCCGCTGTGCGCCGCCATGTGCGGCGGTCATCCGGTCTGGGCGAGTGAAGTAGAACCTTACCCGATTGCGGTGACAAGAACCCATCTGCCGCACATGAAGCATTTGGGCAGTGTAACGGAAATAAAAGGGTCGAAAATCGAGCCGGTGGATATTATCACGTTCGGTTCACCATGTCAGGACTTGAGCATTGCAGGGAAACGCGCCGGTTTGAAGGGAGAAAGGTCCGGTCTGTTCAGAGAAGCAATACGGATCATCCGGGAAATGCTGGCAGCAACTAACGGAAGATACCCGCGCTTTGTGATCTGGGAAAACGTGCCGGGCGCACTTTCATCGAACGGAGGTGAAGATTTTGAAGTTGTCCTCAATGAACTGCTCGGTCTTAGAGAATTTACCGGAGGTGGAGCAGCTAAGTTTATTCGGCAGCACGGAAAGTGGAGGAACTTCGCAAATTACGGAGCTGTTGCCTATCGAATCGTCAACGCGCAATTTTGGGGAGTACCCCAGCGCAGGCGAAGAATATATGCTATCTGCGATACTTGTGGAGAATCCGCCGGAGTGGTCGTTTTTGAGCGAAAAGGCACTCAATGGAATTTTGACCCGTGCATACCGCAGGGGGGGGAAGTTGCAGGACTTACTGCTGACTGCTATTCATGGCATGATCGAATGGTGGCATCAAAACCCAGCGGGGGGGCAGCAGCATACACCATGAAAATCCGTGGAGGATGTGAGGGCGGCGGAAAGGGCGCACTTGTGCAAGAAGAACTTTCCGCAACGCTGGCAACCCATCAAGACCAAACACTTTTTGAAAGCCACGGGTGCTTCCCAATAAACACAATGCTTGCGACGCGGTACAAAGCCCTTGGTCGAGGAACGGGGCTTGGTATCGGCAACGATGGCGACCCGCAGTATACGATAACAAAAGGACACGAACACGCAGTAGCGTATAGCGTTGGCGATGTACCGGACACGGCCTTTGCAAATGCCGGGGATACGGTAGCAAGAACGCTGACCGCTCGTGCAGACGGAAGTCCGATGATTGACCGAGGCCCGAACATTGTAACACAGAAAGGAAAGTAGATGCAGAGGTACAAGGTGGTTGTCGTCTGCTGCACCGCTGACGAAACGGATGTACACACGATTCGCGTCAACGGCTGGGGTGAGAGCGAAGCAGAGTACAACGCCCGCCGCAAAATCCAAAAGTTCCACCGCCACGAGTATGAAAAGATTACCGTGACAAGGATAGAAAAAATCAAATAGGAGGTTGAGAACGTGCTGTACGTTGATGCAATCGGGGTTCTGGAAAAGGTGGCACGGGCGAGGTTTGATCTTGCGTCGATGCCGAAGAAAGAGGAAATCGAAGAAGCAATTCCGATCGTGGCAGGCATGGCAACGGTTCAGGCTTGCCCGAAGTATGCGCTTCATGCCGCGCTGTGGTGGCTGGCGATCAAATCCAAAGAGGTGGAACAGTGACGAGAAGAGATAAAGCGATTTTGGCTCTGGTCTGCGCCGCTGAAATCATCAACTGCGCAAAGGCTGGTGCGCTAAAAAGCCGGATCGCTGACCTTGAAACGCAGCGGGACATTTATGCAAGCCGGGCGCAGCACTGGATCGACCGGGCAGTAGAGGACGAAGAGGTTATAGATTCTATGCAGCTTCGTCTTGATGCTCTGGCCGATGGGAAAGTTGAGCTGGAAGATGCAGGAGTGTTTTTCTGCACGGCTTACTGCACAGAGCAATACCCGCATATCTGCGGAGAGGGTCACGGAATCACAGCCAGCGGCCAGCCGATACAGGCGGGCGTAACCGTGGCGGCGGATCAGACGATCTTTCCGTATGGCACGGTTTTGTACATTGAGGGTGTAGGAATCCGCATTGTGCAGGACAAGGGCGCGGGAGTGCAGGGAACGCACATTGATGTTGCAGTTGATACCCATGAGAACGCGCTGGCGTGGAGCGGGTACGGTGAGCATCAGGTGTGGATTTTGAAAGGAGAATGAATCATGCCGAACTGGGTAGAGGGAAAACTGAAAATCCGCGGAAAGCCGGAAGACATTAAGCGGTGGGTGGAGGAATGTCTGCATTGCTACACTACGAACTGGCTGGGCGACGGCGCACACACGGAGCTCGTAAAGGGTGCTGTCAGATTTGAGCGCGACCCCGACAGCGAAGAAATGTACCTGTATGTAGACAAGAGTGCTCATATCGAGGGGACGAGAAGAAACTTCGTAGAAAAAGGCGAGTATGTGGACTTATGCGAAGAGGGCAAGAAGTCGATCCTCGTTGTGAACATGAAAGCTGCATGGAATATCGAAGAGCAGCCCTATATTGAAATGTCAAAAAAGTACAACTTGGATTTTAGAGTGTATGGCTACGAAATGGGCATGGAGTTCAACAAGGAAATCGAGATCGTAGAGGGCGAAATCGCAACATATCGACTGATTCAATTTAAGGACTACAAATGGGAATGCCCCGACCCGAAACTTGGAGGGTGAGCGGAATGACAAAAGAAGAAACTATTGCAGCAACAATGGAAAGGGCATATCGCGCGGGCGTGATCGGGCGAGCCGAAATGTTCAAGATCAAGATTATGCTCATTGCGCACAACGCCTACAAGTTTCAGGGCTGTGCGCAGATTTACCGCAATTACTTGCCGCAGCACATCGCAATCCATGTTCGGAAACAGTACCTTGCTGAACTGAACAGAAAAAGAAAGGGTGGACGTAATGCGCAGAGCGATAGCCATTGATTTTGACGGGTGCATTTGCCAGAGCAAATACCCAGAGATTGGGGAACCAAACGGGCACGTTATCGAGGAAGCCAAGAAAGAACAAGCGGCGGGTGCTGGTCTGATCCTGTGGACTTGCAGGGCGGGCAAGGAACTGGACGCGGCTATTGCAGCCTGCAAAGAGTGGGGTCTGAACTTTGATGCCGTGAACCAGAGCTTGCCGGAGTGGATCGAAGCGTGGGGCAGCGATTCCCGAAAAGTTGGCGCAGATGAATACTGGGACGACAAAGCGGTGATCGCGGACACGACCTGCATCCTGCGGAGTGCCACCTGCTACCAGAGGAAAAACAAATGAATTTGCCAGATAAAAAATACGCCGTGATCTATGCTGATCCTCCGTGGTCATATCGCCAGTGTGGAACCGGCCCAAAGAGCCGGGGCAATGCCGCGCAGCATTATAACACCATGACGACGGATGATATATGCGCCATGCCGGTTAAAAACCTTGCGGGGGGGGTCGGTGTGCTTCATGTGGGCGACATTCCCACAGATAGCCGATGCCCTGCGCGTCATGGAAGCATGGGGTTTCAAGTATAAGACCTGTGCCTTTGTGTGGATCAAGAAGAACCGGAAGAGCAACACAAACTTTTGGGGCATGGGAGCGTATACACGAGCGAACGCCGAGATTTGCCTGCTGGGAGTAACACCCGGATTCAAACCGGCGGCGCAGATCAAGAACCATGCAGTACATCAAGTTATAGAGTCCCCAGTAGAGGAACACAGCAAGAAGCCAGAAGAAACAAGACGGCGGATTGTAGAACTGCTGGGCGACGTGCCGAGGATAGAACTTTTTGCCCGCCAGCGGTCGCCCGGATGGGACGTATGGGGCAATGAAATAGGTGAACAAGATGAAAAGTGAAAAAGCAATTACGCCGATGCGCTGCGTCAACGCAAACCCCGGAAAGTATGTCAGCATCATTACGAACTTTGGCTGTCATTACACCTGCCCGGAGTGCATCGTAAGAAACAATGGGCTGAAAATGAGCGAAACAGACAATTTCAGCACACAGGAACCGCTCAACAAGGTGCTCTGCAAGGAAAGGCCGGAGTGGGTTTCGGTGTCTGGTGGTGGCGATCCGCTGTTCCATTGGAAAGATCATTGGTCATTCTACGAGGGTCTTTTCCACACGGCAGAGCGGCGAAACGTCAAGTTGGAAATGCACACGAGCTATCTCCCGGATAGCCCAGAAGTGCAAGACTTCCCGCTTAATTGGTTTGAACGGGTGGTGTACCACGTCCATAAATTCGACGATCTGCTCCACGTTAAAAGGAAGTTCGGCGAGATAGTCCGCGTGGTATTTGTCGTTGACGACAATATGACCGAACAGGATGTGCTTTTCATCGCCGGTTATGTGGCGGGCAGCAAAGAGATTGACGAACTTTCTTTCCGCCAGCGGGTAGATGAAAACTACAAGGAAACCTACCACCTCCACGATTTGCTGACGGAGTATCACAAGAAGCTCTGGTGGTACATTACCCAGTGCGATTATAACCTCTACTTCCATAATGGAAAGGTGTACACGAAGTATACCGATATTTTCACGGAGGGCAGCAATGGACTGGGATGATATTCAGAGAGAGTTCGACCGAGTAAATGAAATGTCGTGTAAGCCGGTCGGCTTGCAGAAGTACAAGGTTGGGCATATCTTCGACGAGAATAGGTCGGTCAAATGGAACCGAGAGAAGTTGGAAGAAGAAAACAAGAAATACAACGATGAAGTAGCCCGACTGAACACAGAAAAGAACAAGGGCTTTTGCAGAGCAAATGATCTGGTATACCAAAAAATACGGGAAGAAGTAGGGCATGGGCTGTCTGAACACGCCGCGGCAGTGATATTCAACTATGCCTATGAAAGCAAACACGCATACGGCTTTTACGCTGTACGGCAAGAGCTGGAAAGCCTAATCGAACTTGTGTCGGAAATACTGAAAGAGAAGAAACAGATTCGGAGGAACAAGTGATCAAGTGGAAACCGAACCTCCCACGGTCAGATCCCACCGCAGCTTTCGCCCGTACATAAGCACATGAGCGAAAGCGAGGAAATATGATCTTTTTCATCATCGGAGTGCTGGCCGCGTTGGTTGCGCTGGCTGTTCTGCTCCTGTCCGAAGAGGGCAAGGCCGCAGCATTTATTCCCGGCGTGGTCGCCGTTATCATGATCGGTGTGTCCTGCGTGTCCTACGTCCCCACCGGCTACACCGGCATTGTGACCACGTTCGGCAAAGTCGAAGATGGCACAAAGGACGCTGGTGTGGTGTTCAAGTCACCGTGGCAGTCTATCGTCAAGATGGATAATCGTGTTCAGGAAATGAACATGGATTTATCGGCGTTCAGTTCTGACATTCAGGAAGTCGCCACGAGCGTTGCCGTTGGCTACCGGATCAACCAGCAGAATGCCATGACGATTTACAAGTCGGTCGGCAAGAAGTACGAGGACACTCTGATTACTCCCCGTGTGCAGGAAACGGTCAAGGCTGTGGTCGCCCACTACGATGCAAGCAGTCTTATCTCGAACCGGGATGCCGTTGCATCACAGATGGACACGAAGCTGCGGGAGGTGCTGGCAGAGTACAACATTGACTTGCAGTATATCAGCGTCACCAACTTCGACTTCACCGATACCTTTACGGATGCCGTTGAAGCCAAAGTAAAGGCCCAGCAGGAAAAGGAAAAGGCGGAAACCGATGCAGAGAAACGTCGTGTTGAAGCACAGGCCACGGCGGACGCTGATTTGATCGCGGCCAATGCCGAAGCGGAGAAATCCAAGGTTGCGGCGGACGCGGAGCTGTACGTTGCCGAAAAGAAAGCGGAAGCAAACCGCGCCCTCAATGACAGCCTGAATAGCAATTTGCTGGAATACTACCGGATCACAAACGTCGATTCCCTCTGGAATGGCGAACTGCCTACATACGTTGGCGGTGATGGCAGTATTCCCATCATCAACGGGATCAACTGATTTTCTCCTACCGGAGCCGCCCGGCGCGGCGGCTCCATTCTGTGAGCATGGGGACAGGCCCCTACCGGTTCAAGCCCGGAAATGCCCGAAACTAACAGGAGGAAAGGACAATGCCGAAATACTTAGTTATGCTGCGGTGCAGCAGAGCAAGAAGCAACGCAAACCGCCATAGGCAGGAAACACCGGCCTATCTGCCGTACCGTATAGAAGCACCGAAAGCACTTGACGCAGCGGACAAGGCAAAAGAAGAAGCGGCCCTGTACTACCCGCAGTACCAGAAAATCCAAGTGGACAGTGTAACGGAGGTGCGGGACTTGTGAACAGGTACTACATCAGCGTTGCCGGTTGGAATGGTGCTGGCGTGACTGCGCCGTGCATCATCATCGGTCGAGAATTTGAAGCAGAAACGGAACGCACAGCCGGTGAAGCAGCGGAGAAATCCGCAGATGAACAGTTCCCCGAATATGCGCCGTTTGCAGTTATCAGAAAGGTGGTTTGAATATGAAACTTTCGGGAGTTACAAAGATGGTGAAACGACAGCTTGTGTGCAACGTCTTTCACAATATCAAGAGCGACGACTTTTATATTGGAACAGCATCGGCTATCTACTGTGCGACAGGCTTCCCGCTCCCGCTGAACCGCAGCCAAATGGGTGCGCTGCTGGGAATCAGCGAAGATACCATGATCGAAAAGGTGGTCTACAACGATTTTGATTGCGCATACAAAAGCGATCTTGAGGGGTTCAATCTGGACGATAACGTCAAGAACGAAGTAGAAGTAAAGAAAATGGCCGTCGGCATCTACTACATGGGAGAAACGCTTATCCCGCTGGCGACGGAAGATAAAAAGATGGCTGGCCTTATCTGCTGGTCGCAGCTTGCGCCGGTTGAAGATGAGATCAAGAACAATGGCTTCATTCGATTCTACCAAAGAAAGCTCGGCAACGGAAGAACGTACTTTGTGGTAAAAAACGGTATGAGAGTACGAGCAGCCGTAACGTCATACTCGCTGAACGAGTATGCGGAAGCAACACTGCAAGAGCTGGTAGCTATGCTGACAGAAACGCATACTGGCGAACAGGAAGAGCATGAACAGACATTCGATAACCTGACGGATGAAGCGGAGGACGAAGCAGACGATGAAAAGGCTTGACGCTATGTACAAGTGCCGCCTGTGCGGAAAAGAGTATGTGGAGTGCTCCACCGGCGGAGAGAAAGGAAACCAGCAGTTTGTAATGGGCATAATGTATCGGGCTGTCAGCCAGAAAAAACCGGAAGAGGTAATGGAACCGACGCTCTACGAATGTCATTTCTGCGGTGGTGGAAATTATGGCGTTGCTGATTTTCTGGGGTTCAAATTAAACGACAAGGAGGACACAGAATGAGAGGTAGACCAGAATTTTACGTCAGAGTTATGTGTCCGCCGTATACCGCCGAAGATGCTGAATTTTTGGCCGAGAGAAATAAAGTTCTTGAAGAAGCCGTGAACAGAATAGCGGCTGAAAATTTTGAATTACGGGAGGATAACCGGAATCTCAAAGAGAGTTACAGGTATTTGAGCACGACTAGAATCGAAGAAAAAAAGGAGCTAAAGGAGCAAAGCGAAAAGTCGATTCTGCACAGAACGACCGTTGGCGTTACGCAATGGGTAATTTACTGGCTGAACGCTGCTGTAAAGGCTGGCAACTGGTTGATCGGTAACTTGCTGGACGACATAGACCGTTTCTGAACGGAGGAAGATAAATGCAAGATAAATACATCAACGCAACGAAGCTGATCGAACGGCTAAAATGCGAGAAAAGAAGAGAAGTCGCGGAAGCGGCGAGCAATCCGTTTTCAACCGGTCCCGCGCCGGAAATCAGAATATCGCAAATCTATGACGGTGTTGTGTCTGTTCTGGAAAAGGAACCGGCGGCAAATGTGGTTCCGCGCCCTGCTCCAAAGTGGCCGATATGCCAGAATTGCGGTAGGCCAATGGTCTATTGCGGAGAAGAAAACACGGACGGAATTGTCTGGAAGCGGTATTCGTGCAAGGACTGCTATAACCAGTTCTGTGCAAGAAGAATGCTGGCAGGAGAAGAAACATGGCCGAAATGATAAGTAAGCAGCATTTATTGGAGCAGATCGACACGACGGGAAAAGGCTGCGAATATGAAGGCAAGGAATTTCTCGCATATCAAGAAGCAATGCTGGCCGTAGTAGAGTTGATCGAGAAAGAACCGGCGGTCGAGAAAGAATATGATGTGATGTTCAGCGGGACAGAACACATAGATTCACCGGGACCAGCACCGGTAGTTGGTTATAGAATCGCGGCGAAAAGCTGGGAAGAAGCTGTGCAAAAAGGTAAATTTTATGCAGAAATGCAGCACCCGGCATTTATTCCGTTTGCGTTTGCAGGGCCGGTAATTGAAGTGCCAAAAGAAGAACTTGAAAATTTGGAAATGGAGAAAAAATAATGGACGCAGTAAGAAAAGATGTTCGTCGTCTGGTAAACAAGGAGCTGGAAGCAGCAAACAAACGCTTCCCCCAGTTTGCCAGCCCGCACGAGGGACAGAATGTTGTCCGGGAAGAGCTGGAAGAAGCGGAACGGGCGATTGTGCCGCTGAAACTTTACATCGAAACCCGGATGTGGAACATGGTCAAGGCAAACCAGACTGTGCCGAAAGACGATTTCAAAGCCATTCGGGAAGCCGCAGTAAATCTGGCTGTCGAAGCAATTCAGGTGGCAGCAATGGCGAAGAAGTTTGAACACGGCCAGCGGAACAACTGGCCCGGCGCAAGGGAGGATAGTCATGGAGAAGAAAAAAACCGTGCCGGAAGTGGAAACAGTGACAATCACCATGAGCCGACCGGTGGCGGAAGCGGTAAAGACTGCCTGTGAGTGGTATCTGAGGTTGCACATGGGCCAGTTCTGGGATATGGCCGACGACCTCTGCATGGAAAAATTTTATTCCGATCTGGAAAACAATGTGTATGAGACGAACGAGCAGCGGGCGAATGCTTTTGACGTTGCCCTGCATCGGCGGGATACCATGCGGGAGGAAATGGAAAAGCTGTATAACCGTTGCGTTCTCCCTGCTCCAATTTCGGATGTGATGAAAATTCCGTACAGAGCGGAAATTGTATGGCTGGTCATTCGACACGCGCTGTCGTGGCACGACAACCCGGACGGTGTTGCAGGGTGCGTCAGCTATTATGCGCCGTTGAACCGCAGCGACCAGCCGCAGCCGAAAATCGAGCTGAAACTGAAAGGCAAAGGTGAAAATCATGGGTAGTGTCTTACAGGTAATCGGCATAATGCCGCTGAAAAAGAACGTCCCGCACCCGCGGACGGCAGATTGGAAACTGAAAACCTGCCCGGAGTGTGGCCGGGAGTGCTGGTATCCGACCAACAACGCGAAGCTGGTTTTGCGGGTCAACCCGGATATGAAGTTTGTTTGCTCGGAATGTGCGCTGAGAGCTGGGAGGAATTGAGATGGAACAGTTTACCAACACGGAAGAGCTGTTTCGGAGAATCCGGGAGAACGTGCCTGAAATTTTGGGCGGCGAAAGTAACCCGGATATGGAAGATGAAGTGGAACAGATCATGTGCGTGGTCGAGAGCGCACCGAGGGTCGCCCCGGAGGGGGTGCGCCCGGTGGCGCACATCGCATGGAGAAAACGGCCCAAGCAGTTTGTCGTATATGATCCTGTTCCGACAAACGAGTGTTTGTACGATGGAAAGCCGGTTTATACACAGCGGGTTTTGAAACTCGAAGAATACACAGTGCCGTTTTGCTCTAACTGCGATCACCGTTTGGACGATTGCGCCGGGAGTTTTTGTCCAGTGTGCGGTTCAATTATAGAAGAAAGGCGCAGAACATGAAAAAAGAATGTTGCACCTGTGCATGGCATGACGGCTATACATGGGTGTGCTTCAACGGAAATTCTGAGTACCGGGGCGGACTTCACTGACCCGGAAAATACCTGCCCTGCATGGGAAGAAAGGAAAGAGCAAAATGAAAAAACTTGAACCGGCGGAAATCCGCAGACTGGCCGCAATCGCCCTCTGGTGGCTGTGTGTTGGCATTGTGCTGTCAAACCTGCTGTCGGTGCTGCTGCAAAACCTGACAGAGTGGATCATGTCGCTTGTCTGAGCGGCCCGCCAAAGCCCCTATCTATATTATATAGGAAACCCGTCGTTAAATTGCCGCCCTGACGAGGCGGCAAGGGGCTTGTATACCGTAGATAAACTAAGGGACACACAGGGAGAAGAGCGCGGAGAGATGCGCTTACCTCCGGCGGGGAAAGGGAGTGCAGAGGGAAAACGAGGGCGGCGTTACAGCAGCCTACCGGGATAGAGAGCAAAGGGAACGCGGCCCGGTGTTTCCCCTCTGCATCGTTCCCCCTCTCGTGTTTGTGGCCCATGATTAAGAAAATTCCATGACGTTTGCGGAAAGGAGGACGTGGAGAATATGACCGGCGGCTTTAGAGTTCGGGAACAGAAATTTATCTGCGGTATGAATTATGCCACGGCCCCCTCTATGCAGGTGGACTTCTTCGAGGTGACAGAGCAGCAGCACAAGGCCAGCACCCGGAAAAAGAAAGAGCTTGCCACCAGCATTGCCAAGGAATCGTATAATCTGCGCAAGAGCGGTCGGTATTTGGAACTGCTGGCAAATCGGAACTTCCGACCCGGTGACTATTCCGTTACATACACCTACAACGAAGAACACCACCCTGCGCCCGGTGATCTGCAACGTGCCGACCGGGATTTTTCCAATGCCATCAAAGCATTGTACCGTATCTGCGACAAAAACGGAATCGAACACCCGAAATGGATCGTGGTTTCGGAATACTGCACGATGGACGGGGACAAGCCGCTGGGCCGTCACCATCATCATGTTATCATGTCCCACCCGGCGGGGCTGACCCGTGAAATGGTTGAAAAGGCATGGGGTAAGCGCGGCAGATCGCGGTGCGAGCCATTGGAGTTTGACCACAACAGCATTGAATCCCTCGCAAAGTACATCACCAAGAACGTGCGCTGCAAACGTCACTGGCGGCAGAGCCGCGGGCTGAAACCGCCGAAGATGCCGCGCCCAAATGACGGGAAAATGAGCCGCACCCGGCTGAAAGACGTTTGCGAGAACCGGCTGGAAGATCGAGACTACTGGGAGAAGATGTACCCCGGCTATACCCTGCACCGGTGCGAGTGCATCATAACCGGCAACGCCACCCGCCACCTGATCGTGCGCCTGTACCGCAAGCCGGAACAGCGGAGGAATAGGAGGAATCAGCCTTGAACCGTTTGACGCTGGACGACCTGCCGCCTAGATACCGGGCGCAGGCAGAAGCACAGATCGCGGCCAGAAGCCGGGGAAAGTGCGCCTTGCCGCAGTCTGTCCCCGCCGCAGTTGCCACCGCTGAAAAAATCGGCATGGACTTTGACAGCCGGGGCGAGTACGAATATTACATGGGGACGATTCTGCCCAAAGTGCAGACCGGGAAGATCGTGAAAGTGGAGCTGCACCGCACGTTCCTGCTCCTGCCAGAAAAAGAGTATGACGCGGTGAAACTCCCGGCGGTGCATTATACCCCGGATTTTGTGCTGACCTATGCAGACGGCACGGTTGAAGCCGTCGAAGTGAAATCGAAGTTTGTCCGGCGGCAGCAGCGCGATTACATACACCGTCGCCGGATGTTCATTGACCTTGTGGCCGAGCCGCGGGGCTGGCATTTCATCGAGCATATCACCGCAGACACGGCGGCAGAGGTCAAAGCGTGGAAGAGTCTTGCAAAACAGAAAGGATGAAGAACATGGGAAAATCTATGCCGCCTGTTGAAGTGCGGAAGATGATGTACGAAAAGGCTGTCAACCGCTGCGTGGTCGCAAAGGGCGACACCATGAAGAATATGAAGCTCAACCGGGCCGCTGTGGGGCAGGTGGTGACGTACTGCGCCATCATTGCCGCGCAGAATCTTTTCGACCTTGATCGGGACGGGGTGGAACGCTGGCAGGCAGAGCTTATCCGGCGGAGCGAGGTGTACACGCTGGAAACCAACGTGTACGGCACACTGAAAGCACGGGAAAATCTGCGCAAGCGCACGGCCCCCAAGATGAAAGAGGACTTCACCCTGCCGGTCGAGAAGTGGCCGCGCAAAGAGTGGGAGAGGGTGCAGCTCTATGAACGCCGCGGCGCGGGTGATCTTGTGGCCCGGTTCTTTGTCGAGGTCATGGACGGTCTGGGCTACACCACAGAAGAAATCGCCGCCGCCCTGAAAGAGATACAGGGCAACTTCCGGCAGTTCCTTGAATGGTCGAAAGACGGCGAATATGTGGCCTACTACAAAATGGCCCAGTGCTATGAACAGGCAACGGGCATTGAAGCGGCGATAGACGAAGAACCCGGCGCGAAGCCGATATTCGGGAAAGAAATCTGAGAGCTGACAGGCAGGAGGATAAACGCGGATGCAGAAAAAGGACACTGAACAGATTTTGCTCTACTATGGCAAGATCGAGAAGCAGCTTGATAGTGTCAACATGGAGCTGGCCGAGCTGCAAGACCGATACAGCCCGATCAAGGGCCTTGCGATGGACGGGATGCCACATGGCAGCACACCCGGCGACAGCACCGCGTCCCTTGCCGTCAAGCTGGCCGACAACGAAGCATACCAGAACCGGGAAAATGAGCTGATCGTCCGGCGGGTCGTGTTGAAGTCGGATTTACAGGAAATCCGGCAGAAATTAGACCGGCTGAACGATGATTACAAAACGATCCTGAAAGGGCGGTATGTCTACGCAGACCGGTCGTTACAAAAAACGTGGGAAAGCATTGCTATTTCCATCGGCAAAAAGAAGATCACCGCGCAGAGGTGGAAAGACGCGGCTCTGGCCGTTCTGGGCGGGATGTTCGATGAAATTCCCATGATCGAAGAAATCCTCTCCCGCGCGTATGACGCGCGCGATTAAAAGGGCCGGTGTGCTGGGTATGCCGGGAAAGTGATAGAAAATCTATCAGAACCGGCAGAAACAGTCGCCCGGACAGCGGGCAAGGGAACAGCCCGGAAAGCTGCCTATAAAGGCAAGTTGGTAAAGCTCTATGCGCGTGTGCGATGAACCGCTTCCGCAAATCCTCCGAACCGCTCAGAAAAACAAACTTGCGAATACGCCAAAATAGAACGCCCTCGGCGGGTAATTCCGTCGAGGGCGTTAGTTTATATTCTCACTCGCCAAAACGCACTGTGAAGCCGTCCAGCGGGTCACAGTGGTGTTTTTGAAGCATGGCGTTGATCTTCTTGTCCTGTTCGGTGCGATTCGGCGCGGTCACGGTGTAGGGGTGGCCGGGATCGTCCTCGTCATAGACGGCAGTGCAGCCGTGCGGAACAGAGAATGTGCCACGGTTATAGGGGTCAAAGTAAATGTCAAAGTCGAATTTCCGACGCAGGTACTTGTCTAGCATGAAAGAGCTTTTGTCCAGATCGGTGCAGAGCCGATACCCGGCGGGATCGTCAATCCACAAAAGCACGTTGCCGCCAACAAGAGCGCGGGCGGAATCCTCTGAAAGAGTGCCGCTGTACACCTTGCCATTGAACAGGCTGGACAGGATGCCGAACAGCTCTTTTTGTGCCGTGGCGGGAAGCTGCTCGATGCGGTCAACAGCAGTTTCAAAATCTACGCCGTCCAGCTTGTACTTGATTTTGCTGGGATCGTGGATGAAATCACCGGGCATAAGATTAAGCTCCATTGCAAGGCGGTACTGGTGCTTGCAAGGCCGGGTGTGGCTACCGCAAACACAGCCGTTCGGCACGTCCAGCGTGACAACGTAGTTGCCGTGTCTGCTGCTGAAATAACCGGTCTGACCGTCAATGCAGGTCGGTGTCATGTCGGCTTTGAGGGCGGCAAGGTAGCTTTTGAGCAGCGGACCGTCCGAAACGGTGGGAATGTGGTTCACCCATTCTGGAACCCTATTTTCGTCGGGGGGGGGGTAACATTACGACACATATTTTCACCTCGTTATGTTCTTTTTTGCGCGTGGCCGGGGCGTTCCCGGCTGGCGCAAAATCTCCACTTCAATGATAGCGCAAAATGCGAATAAAAGCAACAAAACAAGAAAAGAAAATCCCCGGCGGGATGCCCGCAGGGGATGGAAGAAATTCGTGTTCAATTCGTGGGAATCGTGAACGTACTGACCGGGATTCGTTCGGTGACGGTGAATGTGTAAGTGCCGGGACTGGTTTCGTGGCCGGAAACATCGACGTTCTCCGGCGCAAGGTGATGAATGGTGCAGAGCCGCATTTTTGCATCCGCTTCCAGCACCTTTAACCGTTCGGGGGAAGTCGTGCTTTCCTGCTTGAAGTATTCTTTAGTCATTTCTTCCTGCATCTGGTTCAAGAGCTGGCGGACAAATTCGTTGGTTTCGCTGGTCATGTTTCGTTGTCCTCTTTCGGTTCGTTCTTCTTGAAGATGATCTTCGGAACGGTGGGCGGCTCACCATGCTGTTTCATGTATTCGCTGATCTCGTTCGGCAGACCGACCGGAAAACCGTTTTCGTCCAGCGGGCCGTCATAGCCGGAGAAATCCACCACATGAACCGTGGGCGGCTGGTGGAGCGTCTTGTAATACTGGCCATCGGTGTAGTTCACATCGGTCACATGATCCCACCACGAAATGTCGCCGTGCTCTTCCGTGGCGGCTTCCATCGCGGCGCGGGCCTGTTCTTCGGTGAATCCGTCAAAGGTCAGGCGGGAATCGTCGGCAAATTCGGCAACGACACGCCAAGGTGCGAAAAACTGGGCTTCGTTCACAAAAAGACCTCCTTTTTACGCATTTTGTAAAGCATAGTTCAATCTCTGGCACGAAAAACAGAAAATTCGTTGATGAAAGTATAACACAAAAAGCCCCGGCGGGGAACCGGGAGCGGAGATTCAGCGGGCCGGTCGCCGCTGAAAAGTAAAGCCGGGGTTACGTTCGGTCATTCGTGCAACAACCTTGTCCGCCTGATCTTTCGTGAACCGGGGCGCAAAAACCTTGTTCATGCCGCGCCTACCGCCCCACGGGTCGCAGAGGGTGAAATGCTGATCTCCGGGGCCTTTGCAGTAGATGAAGTAGTAAATCGTGCTGGCCGCGGGCATATCGGGGTATCTGCGGGGCGTGGAACGTGCGGCGACATCGACAGAGAACGCGGACAGCATCGCACACCCGAAAAGGTGGGTGCAGCAGTTCGCTTTGCGGTCGAAAATCGCGGCTCCGTCCAGATCGCGCCCGTCTGCCGCATACTCCTTGACCAGATAGGCAATTCGTGTACGGGCTTCGGCAATGGTGCGAAAACTCATATCTTCATCGGTGAAATCGGCGGAAGCGCAGGTGATAACTTGATACCGGTGGTTCGGATCGTATTCACGCATGGTTTGTATCTCCTTTTCGTTTCGTGGTAGCCTTGCGGCTGGGGCTGGGCTGCTTTACGGTGCAACCCGGCTAGAGTATCCGTTTTATGCGTTGAGCTGTAAAAGCGTGGCTTTCGTGGGGATCAGATGCCGTGCAAGGATGTCTGTGTAACTCGCTTCGCCCTCGTAGCTGTCCACGATCTTCTGCTCTGCCTTGCTCATGTCGTGATAGGCTTTCTTGCCGTAGGACGGCGGCAACCATCCTTTCTTCTGGCTGGCGAACAGGTTAAATGACTTCAAAATGTCGTCATTTGAAAACTCAATGTGGCAAGTGCCTTTTTTGTAAAACGTGGCGGTGAAGTAGTGGAATTGCAATTTCTGGCTCTGTCCGGCTTCCCCGGCAGCTTTCAGCGTGGCCCGGAGATCATCACCGTTGTACTTCTTGCCGTTCGTGTCCAGATAGTGCAAGGTGCGTTCAATTCGTGACAGGCAGCTTTCCGCGTTCCAACTGGGTTCAAACCGCCCAGACCAATCGCTGAACGCTTGACACCGGAAAATCACTTTCTTGCCGACTTTGTACGCTTCGTTCGTACACCAGCCGTTGTAGTAGTGGACGTTCTTCGAGTATTCGGAATTGTAGTGCAGATTCGTCCAGTCGTCGAACAGTTCCACGATCTCGCTTTCGATGCCCTG